TTCAATAGACAAGGTAAAGTTTATGCATAAAGATCATCCTGAATTGGGAACCATGCATCACTATATGCTTTCAAAAGCAAAAGATGTGTTTGAAGTGTTCCATCCTAACAGTAAAGGTCATGCTATTTGGGCTGACTATATGTACAAATATTGTATTGAGAATAATTTACTATGAAAAATATTGCTGTAATTTTAAGAGGTCACTATAGAACATGGGACTATAATCACAAAGAGGCGTTCAAATTTTACGAATCAATTGCCGAAAATGTTGAGTATTATTTTGTTACTTGGCAACTTGAAAACATGTTTTCAAAAAGAATTACAGATAGTTTTCAAGATAATAATCAAAAATTAATTAAGTTCTTACCAATCTATCCTGACCAATTATATTATACTTCATGGCATGGCCCTAGTCATCTGAATCATTCAATCATTCCTTATAAAAAACAACGTGAGCGAGAAATAATGTATGATGCAGTATTTGACACACGACCCGACATTATATACAAACGTGTAGAAAATAAAATTGTATCATTACCTGAACCCAACACTTTATATGTTACTAGATATGAACCACAACATGGTCCGGATGGTAATAAGCATATAGGTATTGAAGATCATTTTATGATGTCTACAAGTGAAATTCATAATATAATGAGCACTCGGCATGCATACCGTGACACAATAGGTTGTCAATCACAAATATTAAAACTTGCTACTGAATTTGGAATACATACAGCTTTAATTGATTGGGTCAAAGATTCTATTGTTAGACCTACAGCATTTGCAAGCATACCTAAACCCGAGAACTATTTCAATGTAGATTACACGGTAGTGGAAAGAGAATGGGGATTTTTACCATTAGAACAAAAGTTAGCACTTTTAAAACATCATGCGATTCGTGAGGAAGACTATACTACTAGCAGTATACTAGCTAAATTGTAGTTGACATTTATTCCCGAATCGTGTATAATTACAAGATAAAGGAGAATTTTATGCCATGGATTGAAAATGTAGCGGCCGCTGATATCCCAATTGGGTTCCATCACAATGCCGGCCCAAATAGTATGCTGATTAGTATTGTGGATCCGGCCAGCTGGCGTCCAGAAGCTAAACATGAATTCAAAGAGCGGCACAATTTTGAGTTCCTTGACGTTGAAGAAAAAGACGAAGTGCTTGAAGAAGAAATGAAATGTAGCCATGAACAAGCCGCGGAGTTGGTTCGATTATTACAACACGCATTGGCTAATCGCATGAATGTGGTTGTTCATTGCTATGCAGGTGTGTGCCGTAGTGGCGCAGTTTGTGAAGTAGGTGTCATGATGGGTTTTGAAGATACTGAAGGATTCCGTAGCCCCAATCTATTGGTCAAGCATCGTATGATGAAGGCATTAGGTTGGACATATGATGAAAATGAAAAGCCAAACATTGATGATTGGCGAACCTTTAAGAGAATATAATGAACAAGTTAAGTGAAGATGGAAAAATTGCAGTATTGTACTCACCCGGTTTTGGTGCAGGGTGGTACACATGGAACTATGAACATCCCGAAATTCTGTTTGATCCGGCAATCGTAAAGTTTGTTGAAAAAGAAAAGTGGGATGAACTGGCTACTTATGTAGAATTGAAGTATCCTGAAATCTACAAGGGTGGTATGAGAGATTTGACAGTAGAGTGGATACCAGAAGGTGCATTATTTAAGGTAAATGAATATGACGGTAACGAATCAATTGAATACAAAGAAGGCGATCACTGGATGGTTGCATAAAGGAATAATATGTTTAAGGTAATAGGTAAGAATGTAGAATATGAAGTCTATTCATTAGATGATGCTATGTTCTTAGCAAAGAAGATGAATGAGTTTGTATCTATCAAAGGCACGGACTTTGAAGTGTGCGGTATGTTTGGTGTTGATAGTGTAACTGACGGTAAGTGCCCAGATGGCGTTGCATATGACTGGAACAAAGCGAGCCGAATAGGCCGAGTAAAGAAGGAACGTGTGTGATGGCTAATAAACAACAAGGCAATCTAACAGGCGCACCGCAGTGGTGGAAGCACTTGAAAGATTGGAAACGTGTGTTTTGGAAAACAGAACGCCAAGCACAAAAGAAAGATATCTCTAAAAGAGAAAAGGAATAATATGCCAGCAGTATTTTTAACCAGTGACACTCACTTTGGCCATGCCGGAGTGTGTAGATTCACAGAGTCAGATGGTGTAACAAAGATACGCCCGTGGACTGATCCAGATGAGATGGATGCGGAAATGATTAAACGTTGGAACGATACAGTTAGACCTAACGATAAAGTTTATCACTTAGGTGATGTTGTTATCAACAGAAAATCATTAAGCACATTACATCGTTTGAACGGCGACAAGGTGTTAATTCGTGGCAACCATGATATCTTCCGTGACGATGAGTATCGCAGGTACTTTCGTGAGTTACGTGCTTATCATGTAATGAACGGAATGATTTTAAGTCATATCCCATTACACGAAGCTAGCTTAGGTCGTTTTGGTGTCAACATTCATGGTCATTTACATTCTAACAGGGTGAAAAAGGCTAGGGGAATTGATGCTACTACAGGCAAAACATTATACAGTGATGAAAACGATGTTCGTTATCATTGCGTTTGTGTTGAGCAAACAGACTTTACTCCTATCTTATTTGAAGACGTTATCAAACGTATCGAAGCAGAAGGTGGTTCAGTTGGATTCAAAAGTGGGAATGGACCTACAATGTAAAATAGAGACTTCGGTCTCTATTTTTTGGTTAAATAGTCACACGATTGTCACAGTATTGTCATAATTTTCTGATTAAATACGTGTGTAACACACAAGGAGATTACACATGAAAAAAGTAACAGCACTCATTGGTGCATTGCTAATATCAACAGTCGCATTTAGCGCAGACCTAGTAGGCGCTGGTGCGACTTTTCCTATGCCTATATATTATAAATGGGCTGAAGAATACAAAAAAGCTACTGGTCACAGTTTGAATTATCAAAGTATCGGTAGCTCAGGCGGTATAAGACAAATTAACGCAAAAACAGTTGACTTTGGTGCAACTGATGCTCCCGTCAGCGGAGAGAATTTAGACAAGAACGGACAGGTTCAGTTTCCTGCTATTATCGGTGGAACAGTTCCTGTTGTTAACTTAGATGGAATCAAGCCAGGTGAACTACGTATTACTGGCCCTGTATTAGCAGAGGTATTTTTGGGCAATATTACAAAGTGGAATGATCCTAAACTAACAGCATTGAATCCAGGTAAGAACTTACCTAATATAGAAATTACTATTGTACATCGTGCAGATGGTAGTGGAACAACATTCAACTGGACAGACTACTTGTCAGCAGTTAGTCCCGAATGGTCAAACAAAATAGGCCGTGGCGCCGCAATTAAGTGGCCAGCCGCAACTAGTGTTGGTGGTAAAGGTAATGAAGGTGTTGCTGCCAACGTTACTAGGATTAAAGGTAGTATTGGTTATGTAGAGTATGCTTATGTTAAAAAGAACAATATGATATTCTTACAATTACAAAATAAAGCAGGCAAATATGTAAGCCCTGATGATTTAACATTTGCGGCAGCTGCCGACGGTGCAGATTGGTTTAGTGTTCCGGGTATGGGACTAAGCATTGTGGATCAAAAGAATCCTAACGCATGGCCTGTAAGTTCAGCAAGTTTTATTATCATGTACAAGAATCCAGAGAACAAAGCAAATAGCCAAGAAGTATTAAAGTTCTTTGACTGGGCATTTAAGAATGGCAAGAAAGATGCCGTAGATTTAGACTACGTACCATTACCCGATGCTCTAACAAAACAAATACGTGAACGTGTTTGGACACAGATTAAATAAATCGACCACACCGATTGAGTGGCGCTGGAACTCGTAACCAGCACTTTTATAATAATAAAAATAACATGCAGAAAACCTACCGCTCTATCTTTGTAAGTGATGTACATCTTGGTACTAAAGATAGCCAAGCGGATAGGCTTAATAATTTTCTTAAACATAACTCTTGTGATACATTATATCTTGTAGGTGACATTATAGATGCTTGGAAGATACAACAAAACAAATGGCGTTGGAAACAAAGTCATACCAATGTAGTACGTAGAGTACTCGGTCATGCTAAACGCGGAACCCGTGTTATATTCATAGCAGGTAATCACGATGAATTTTTAAGACCCATGATACCTTATGGGTTTAGTTTTGGTCTTGTAGAAATACACAATCAGATAGAACACATAGGTGCCGACGGTAAACACTATCTAGTAACTCATGGTGACTTGTTTGATGGTATTACTAGACTAGCACCATGGTTAAGTTTTTTAGGAGATAAAGCCTACGACTTTGTTTTGTATCTTAATGGTAAGTATAATTGGATACGTCATAAATTTGGTTTTGGATATTGGTCATTGAGTAAGTACCTAAAACATAAAGTAAAAAAAGCTGTAGATTTTATGTTCCAGTTTGAAAAAAATCTAGCAGGATACTGCAAGAAACGTGGGTATGATGGTGTGATATGTGGACACATCCATCACGCAGAAATAAAAGAAATAGATGGTGTAATATACATGAATGATGGTGATTGGGTAGAATCATGTACAGCATTAGTAGAACATTGGGATGGGAAGTGGGAAATTATAACGTGGACCAAGGAGAAAGACGATGTGGATACTGATAATACTAGCAGTTCATATAAACGATCCAAAGGATATTCCGGGGAGGATAGAATTGACGTTTCAAGATCAACAGACTTGCCAACAGGCATTAAGTACAATTAAGTACAAACTAAAATTTGAAAGTTTTAAGGTGATATCAGAATGCAAAAAACAATAAGTGATAAAATTACAATCGTAGTACCTTGCAAGAATGAGGAAAATTATATCCATCATTTATTAGACGCATTGCGTTCACAAAATATTGGCAATACTAGAGTTATCATTGCTGATTGTTCTACAGACAACACTAGACAGGTTATACAAGATAATAGTACTCAATTAAACATTGAAATCATTGAGGGAGGACCTGTCTCTACAGCTAAAAATTATGGAGCACGATTAGTCACTACACCATATATTTTGTTTATTGATGCTGACGTTCGTTTCTTTAAGAACAATGTCATTCAAGATGCGGTTGGAGTAATTGAATCAAAGAACTTGGACCTCGTTGGTTTAAACATCAAGTGTTATGACAAAGACCCCAGAGCAATGCTTGGATTTACTCTGTTTAATACTATAAATCATGCATTGAAATATTTCTCACCCTTTGCGGTCGGAGCATTTATGCTAACACGGAGAGATAAGTTTGAAGAATACGGTGGATTCCCAGAACAGTTTGCCACATCGGAGGATTACTTTTTGTCAAGGAAATACAGCCCTAAAAAGTTTAAAATTGTTAAACATCATTTTGGACAAGACAGTCGTAGATTTAAAAAGATGGGATATTTTGGAATGGGTAAGTACTTAATTCAAAATTTTATTAACCGTAACAATAAAAAATATTGGGACAGATTAGACTCATCTAAATATTGGAATTAAACAAATTTTATAATATATGTATAAATAACATTATGCTACAATTCATCAAAGACCTTTCACACACACTATTAGAGTTTATCAAAGACGACCCTGTTCGTCCGGAGATATCAAAAGATTTTCGTGTAAGTGATGGAAGAATGGTTGCGGCATTAACTGATGAAGAAAGTAATCCTGAAGCAATGGTATGTGTTAGCTTCCATGATTTTATTCCGGCAGACATTAAAGATTTAGATAAAACTGCACAAGTACCTACTACTGCTATATTCTATACTATATGGAGTTATAAGAGCGGTAAAGGTCAAGAGTTGTTGTTTAGGGCAGTGAAAGGGATACAAGAACAATACCCTAGTGTAACTAGGTTTGTAACTCTCAGTCCTAAAACTAACATGGCCCGTAGATTCCATCTAAAGAATGGGGCTATAATTTTCCGCGAAAACATAGACACTACAAACTACGAATATCCAGTAGTAAAAGAAGCTGTCAAAACTGAAGAAAAGTAATACTCAAGTATTACAAATTCTGTAGTAAAAAGTACTCATTTTTAACGCTAGGTGCTTCAAAATCGATAGAAGTATCCGGAGTGCATACTGACTCACAAGTAGCGAAATTATCCTAAGTTAGTACTAACTAACTTACAGGATAGCCAAAATTTGACAATAAATGGGTTTTAGTATATAATTCATCTATGAACTCGAAAATCAACCGCAAGCGTAGAACTGACAGAAATCAAGTTATCTATTACATCCAAGATGTACAGACACTTGAATATTACGTTGGTTTGACTGCTCTCTCATACAAAGGCAACGTGTTTTTGACACTACGCCGTCGTATGCAAAAGCATATGCAACGTGCTATGACAGAAAACAAAAACTGGGGTTTGTCACGTGCTTTGCGTGAACAAGGCGCCGAGCGTTTTGTATTTGGAACTATTGAAGTTGTTCGAGGCAAGCGCCCTGCTCATGCACGTGAGACAGAATTAATCAATACAATGCAACCAGCATTGAACACATTTGGAGTAAAGTAATGAACACACAAATTGAAAAATTAATTAACGATACAGTACAAATTTTGGATCGTGATCCTTTGAGTCAATCTGAGGACACTTATTCTATCCTACTTAAATTCACACAAGCCCTTGCTACCGAGATAGGCGAGATTGTAGTAGCAAGTCCTTATAATGAAGGTGTTCGTATGTACTTTGACGAAAAGATTGCCCGCTATGAAATTAAGAAAAGTGTAGGATTATAAAATGACTTGGGTACTATATATAATTTTAGGAACTACAATGCCTAGTTTACAGCAGGTAAATCGTTATACAGATGAAACCGTTTGTAAACAAGGTGTTAAAGAATTAACAGATAAAAATGTAAGAGCAGTATGTTTGCCTAGACAGGAGACAAAATAAATGCAAGCTATTATAAATTTGGTTATCGTAATGTTGCCCGTCATTGTAATGGGTCTAGCAATAATTTTGAAGGATGGGTTCTAATGAAACTTAATGATATACTACAGTGGATAGGTGCAGTATTCATTATCATTGGACATGTTTGTAATTCAATTGGTCCTGATGCATACCCCTACAACATTGTAGCATTCACGTTAGGTACTATTATGTTTATGACATGGACTATTTTAGTAAAGAATCGTCCTCAATTGGTTGTCAATGTAGTGGCAATCGTAACATGTTTGATAGGTCTTGCTAAGGCTTATAGTTAAGGAGTAAAGTATGAGAGATGGATATGGAGTATGTCCTGTATGTAACGGAACTTGCTATGTCAATTTGACAGAACAAGAAAAAACTTATTCTTGGAATAAAGATAAAACCAACCGCCCTTGTCACAATTGCGGTGGTCAATATATGTATAGTACTGCCAAAGGTGAAGTCAGATTAAATACTGATGGTGTGCCGTGTACGCATGAGTACACAAGTACCAATGATGGTCGCTGTCTAACAGGCTACACTTGTAAAAATTGTGGTGATCGTTATCAAATTGATTCAGGTGATTAAATGAAAAATAAAGAACAAATTATAAATGACATGTGTTACACATACCGACATGATTATGGGTTACGAAAAGAACTTGATGAGCCAAATTGGACAGCAGGCATGACTGAGCAGGATGCCAAAATGCTTTACAAAACAATGGAACAGATATATAATAACAACATTGAGCCTATCATTGAGCATTACAAAGGAGTACAAGATGCACTTAAGTCAGGTAAATGAAATCACAAATCACCGTATCACTGAAGGTAGCGAGTATGGTTGGAACTGTTATCCAAATGCACGATATTTAAGTTACGAAAGCGAATTTGCCTATGTGTCTGTGCTTTACAGCACTGAGACACAAGAAATTTATGAGGCTGATGTAAGTATAAAAGTAGAAGTATGGGACGAAGATCAACGCCCCTATCGTTGGTTGAACCCTGAATATAAAGATGCTATGGTAGCAGAAGCTAAAAAACGCAAAGTTAAATGGCGCAAGGCTTGGGATGATGTTAAATGGATTGATTTGGAAGTAGAGGCAGACTTTTTAGAAAAGGCTAAAGCTATCTTCAATGGTCTAGACCATGACAAACGTATTCAGATTCCTATTGATTTGGAAGATAATGTTATGCTAAAATTGTGCATGGAAGCACATAAACGTGATATTACGCTAAATAAGATGGTAGAGATTATTTTACAAGAGGTTATTGACAAGCACCAAGTCAACGGAACACTTGAGTAAAACGTTATATATGTATAGGAGAACTATTATGAAAAAGATTCTAGTAGCATTATCACTTTTAGCACTAACAGGCTCAGCAATGGCACAACATTATCATGGTCACGGATTACGTCATCATGGACATTATCGTGGTCCCGGAGTAGGTTGGTGGGTAGCACCGATCGTTGTTGGTGCAATTGGTTATGAACTTGGTCGTCAACAAGTTATTGTACAGCAACAACCTGTAATTGTTCAACAGCAACCGGTACAGACACAAACCTGCAGTGAATGGAAAGAAGTACAAGGACCCGATGGTAGAATCTACAAAGAACGTATTTGCACTCAATGACCAAAATGCTTGATGTTATATCGTTCATAGTGTATAATGCGTTATGAACGATATTTTTTATGGCATTTTTTCTTGGATCAAAGATGATTTTAAGTCTCATCCTTTCCGTTTTGCTGTTGAGTTGCTTGCTTGGGCTATCAGTATTGGCTGTTCAATTACAATGGCAATTACAGTCCCCAATCCTCCACTACTTATTCTATATCCTATCTGGATCACTGGTTGTGCTTTGTATGCTTGGGCTAGTTATACTAGGAAATCATTTGGGATGTTGGCTAACTATATACTGTTGACAACTATAGATTCTATTGGATTGATAAGGATGATTATATGAGTAAATCTTGGACACTAGAAGTTAAAGAGGACCCGGAGAATGGTGATTGTATACTTGAATTTCCTGATGATCTTATGCAAGAGGCAGGATGGAAAGAGGGCGACACACTTGAATGGATTGATAACAAAGACGGATCTTGGACTATGAAAAAGAAAGAACTAACGCAATGGGTACTTGTTGAGTGTGTCAGTACATTCCGTGAACGCTATATGGTTGAAGTGCCAGTTGGCATAGACCATTATGGGAAAGATAAAACTGAATGGGCATTGGATACTGTTACTATGAACGAAGCCAAAGAGTTTAGCCAAGAACATTTAGGTGAGCAAATCGTTAGCCATCGTGTTGTGTCTAAAGAAGAGGCATTATCATTGTGCGATAAAGATAATGAATACGGAAGTAGTTGGACTGAAGAAGTAAAAATGAAAAACTTTTTTACAACTTGGAAAGAACAGAAAGATAGTAAATGAATATCACTACTGAATGGACAGATAAAGATTGGGATAAGCTAACCGAATGGTTAAACGGGGTATTGAAACAGACACCGGTTACAATTACCTTTACTAAAAAAGATGGAACCGAACGTGTGATGAAATGCACATTGGATCCAGAACTACTACCTAAGGTAGAGCCTAAATTAATTACCGAAGATAAAAAACCTAGAAAAGAAAGCACCACTTCAATGCGTGTTTTTGATTTAGAAAAAAATGAATGGAGAAGTTTTACGATTAAAAGTGTCAAACATATCTCAGCAACAATAGGTGACACACCGGAAGAATACAATGGAAACATTACAGCACTATAAACAATATCTTGCCATTGAAGGCAATTCTAACCGAAGCGAGTATTGGGGAGTGTATTTAGCTACTTGGTTGATCCTTGCTATTGTAACTATGTTATTTTTTGTACTAACACTTACCGGAATAATCGGCGTTGTGCTAGGGTCAATCATTTTGTTAGTTACTTCCGCTACACTTACTTGGGCAATGCTGGCTACGTCAATTAGACGCTGCCGTGATGCGGGAATTAGTCCGTGGTTTACTTTGAGTTTTTTGGTACCGTATCTTAATTTTATTGTGTTCATTGTATTTGGTGTACTGAAGACTGACAAAACGGATTGACAATAAATAGTATTTCTGCTATAATACTTGTATTATGAAAAAAGAAATACTATCTTTCACTATTGAACAGCCCAAACATAGGGCTCACCGTGTGCTTTTCCAAGAAAACACGCCGTTCAAACCTAAGGTTGTGCAAAGTAAGATTGCCTACAATCGTAAACCCAAACACAAAAATCGTGGCTTTGAGGCTTGACAATAAATCAGTTTGGGTTTATAATACACATATTAACTTAAAAGGGAAACTAAAATGTCGTTGAAACAAAAAGCATTACTTCAAACTATTGGTATCTT